AATAAAAATTCAACAAGAAGCAGTTCAAAGATTTAAAGACATGAATAAAGTTGTCGACATGGAGGGCAATGTTTTAGATACAAGTAGACCTATTATGGGTGGTACACAAGAAGGAGCTGCTCTTAAATCAGGGATCATGAAAGCAACAGGTGAAGGTCCTAGAGAAATTACAGAAGACACAGGAGAAGGGTTTATAGATTTTGTAAGACGAACAGATCCAGAGGGTGCAGCTAAATTACAAAAAGAAGAAGATAGAATTAAAGCGATGATAGAAGCTGCAAATAAAAGAGCTGCAAAAAATTTAAAAGACAAAAAGAAAAAATTAGATGACCCAGAAGAAAAAGCCATGGGTGGCCGTATCGGTTACAAGATAGGTTCAATCGATAAAGCACGAAGAGCATTTTTAAAAACAGCAGCAGGCATTGGCGGAGGTATCGCTGCACTTAAAACTGGATTATTAGGTCTTAGTAAAAAAGCACCAGAGGCTACACAAAAAGTAATGGAAAATTTTTCATCAACAGCTTCTGAAGCTCCAAATTATTTTTTTAATCTTATCTCAAAAATAAAATCGTTTGGAAAACAATCAAAAGTAGGACCATCAGAAAGAGTAAATGAATATTCTTATATAGGTAAGAATGGTGACCAGTATACTTTAACAGAAGATATCGTAACAGGAGATGCACAAATTATAAAAGATAAAATGGGTGTTGGAAGTTATGGTGATAAAACTTTTGACACTATAAATGATAGAACTGTTATGGAATACAAAGCACCTAAACAAGATGTTGATGTGGAGTCAGGTAGAGGCACTAGAGAAGCTGCTGAATATGAAGAGTACAAAGTAGAGTTTGATTCAGATGGAACAGAAGCTGGAGCTGACGCTATAGATGAAATTGTTCAAAAAGAAATTATAGAAGAAGCAACAGACAAAGCACCATCAATTAAAAAAGCTGGGGGTGGACTCGCCTACATGTTAGGAGAGTAATGAAGTTCGGTCCTAAAGAAATTAAAGAGTTAAACGAATACCTACGAACAGGTAGAAACAGAAAGAGAGAGTTTCTAGGTGGTGATATAACTTTTGCATCTGATATGGCACGACCAGAACCCAAGAGAGAAGTCGTAGAGATAGATGCATTTAATCAATTTAATTTACGTAATCCAAAAGCTGATGGTGGACGTATACCTTTTGGTGATGGATCAATTACAAAAATAAAAAAATTACAGGGAGAATTTAAGAAAGATCCAAAATTAGTTAAATTATTTAACGAGGGTAAGTTGTATCATTACAGAACCACGATAGGCGCTGAAGGTGGACCAAAAGATAAAAAAGCATATCGAGGCACTAAAGAAGAATTAGAAAAGATAATGAAACAAGGAAAATCTACAGGTAAGCCAGTAGTATTAACAGCAAAAATGAAATCAAACATAAAAGAGTATGAAGATAGAACAGGAAAAAAATATGAAGATTTAAATCGTAATAAACAAATGCAGGTTCGAAAAGGTAAACAAGAAAAGGTTGGGACACTACCTACAAAAGAAGAAATGAAAGACAGAATTAGTGTTAAACAAAAAGGTAAAAGTGGGCCTATAGAAGATGTAATTTTTCCAAATCCAAAAATGAAAGAAAAATTTTTAAATGAACTAGAATTAAAATATACTTACGTGCCAGGTAAATCTATGCCTGAAAAATTTAAATCTGCAAATTTTGCTAAGCGATATCCTATTAGTGAAAGACAGTTTGAAAGAATGGTTAGTTTCTATGTAAAGGAAAAAGGTTTAAAATATCCTAAAGGTGGAGAAGCAGCGCAAGTTATAGCTAAAAGAAGAGAACTTCAAAAAAAAGTTACAGGTATAAAAACAGAAAGCACTATTGTTGGTAAAATAAAAAAACCAATTTTAAAAGAAAAAAACTTAAGTAATAAAATTGATTTAGCTCATAGAGTTTCTATGGAGCATATGGCTAGATTAGGTTTAGAGTATGATACAAGATTACTTGGATTTGATTCTAGATTAATAAATCAAGCAATAGTTAAACCAGCAGAGTTTCGTTTAAGCAAACTTTATGATCAACAGTTTGATGTAATGAAAAAAATAGAAAAATCAGGTTTAACTAAAGAACTAAAAGATCAATTAGTAGATATAAACGATCAGGTTAAAAAAAATGTTAAAAAAACTAGTGGTAGATTATTTGGTATAACAGTTGATCCTAAAACTTTAGAACCATCTTTTGAAGGTATAAACAAAAAATTTTCTATAACATCAGAAAATTTAAATGTAAAAGAATTAGATAAATTACCAAGACAAGAAAGAATAAAACTTTTATCACCATACGTTTCTAAAAAAGTAAATGCTGAAATTAAAAGAGGCTTTAGACCTGCAGACTTTAAAGAAATATTAAAAGATGAAAGTAGTAGAAAACAAGTTTTAAACTATGTTAAAAAATTTGCACCCGACATTTTAGGTAAAGTTAAAAAAGCAGTGGCTAATCCTGCATCTAAAGAAAGTTTTGGGTTATATGCAAACCCTATGTTTAGCCCAGGTATTTTAAAAGAAGCTTTCAAACAACTACCAACACCAGCAGGAGCTGTAGCATTAAATTTAGGACTTGGAGTTGATCCAACGTCAGCTATTGATAGAGCGGGTATCGCAGCGGAGGCTGCATTCGCACCAGCTCTTGTAAAGCAAGCTGCAAAGTTAGGATCAGTTGGACAGAGAATTGCCAACTTAGGTTTAACACCTGCTATGGCAGCAAGGGCTGCAAGAATAGCATCACCACTTGGTATTGCATCATTAGCTGCAGAGGGTTTATATCAAGGTGGTAAGTTTACTAAAAAGAGAATGGAAGAATTAAGATCCATGACACCAGAGCAAAGAGAAGAGTTAAGAAGACAAGGAGAAGCACAAGCATTTGATCCTTTCCAAGCTGCAGGTGGTGGAATAGCTAAATTAGCAGGAGATAGATCAGGTGCAATGTTAACATCTATGAACCCAGACAAGGATGGGTTGCCAGGTCTATCAAAACGTGGTAAGAAACAATAGGAGTATTAAATGGCAGATATAGACAAAGGACTCCCTAACACTCGTACGAAACTTGAAATCCCTTCAGAAGAAGAGGTGGCAGAAGAAATTAGTGTTCAGGAACCAGTAGAAGAAAAAGGACCAATCGAAGTAACACCAGAAGACGACGGTGGCGCAACAATAGACTTTGAACCAGGTGCAATCAACATACCTGGAACAGAATCACATTTTGATAATTTAGCAGATATATTACCTGAAGATGTTTTAGAACCAATTGGAAACGAGATGGTTCAAAACTATATGGATTACAAATCTTCAAGAAAAGAATGGGAGAACACATATAAAACAGGTTTAGATCTTTTAGGTTTTAAATACGAAAATAGAACAGAACCATTTCAAGGAGCTTCAGGTGCAACTCACCCTGTGATGGCAGAAGCAGTTACACAATTCCAAGCTCAAGCTTACAAAGAATTATTACCAAGTGACGGACCTGTAAGAACTCAGATCATAGGAGTTAAAAATCCTCAAACTGAACAACAGTCACAACGTGTAAAAGATTACATGAATTATTTAATTATGGATCAGATGAAAGAATACGAATCAGAATTTGATTCGATGTTATTTCATTTACCATTAGCTGGTTCTACTTTTAAAAAAATATATTTCGATACAACAGTTGGAAGAG